TGAAACTCTGAACCGCCGCGACCGCAAGGGAGGGCGATGTTCTGGGGGTTGGGCGTCCACCCTTACGGTCGCGGCTCGGTAACGCGCTGATTCTACTTGGGCCGCGCGCGTCAGCAAGGGGTGGTTTGGACTTCTGCCACGGGCTGCCAGACCCGGAGGCGACCGAACCGGATTAACGAGATGACGCTTTGCATTACCAAGAGAGGGGGGTACGATTGGCGATTGAGGAGTCGAAGCGATGAGCAAGGGTGACAAGTACGTCAAGTTGGTGGAGTGGTCAGACGAGGACCATTGCTTTATCGGCAGTTGCCCGGAGCTGTTCTACGGTGGTTGCCACGGGCAGGATGCCAAGGCGGTTTTCGCGGGTAAAGCGAATTTGGATGATTGGTAGCTGCCCTCGATCGCGCCCGAGACTGGTAAGGCTGTCGCAGCTTGCGTCAGCACGGGACGGTCGACTCCAGGGTTTCGATCGAATGCTCAAGGCGAGCTGTGTTGGCGTACATTCGATCACACCATTCGTGATCGTGACGGACTGCTTGCTCGCGCCGATCGGTTCGACAGCCTGAAGCGTTCCGCCGAGGGCGTTTTCGATGCGCTGCTTACGCGCTCCGAATCCGTGTTCTCTGCGATCGGTAACGCGCTGAAGACGGCCATCCTCACCGCGATCAAGGAAGTGGTAACGAGCCGCGTCGCCGCTATGCTGATGCAGTTGCTCTACGGGGTGCGCGTCTCGCCAAGCGGCGGCTTCGGCGGCGGCCCCGTTGTAGCGGCCTCCGGCGGCGGTGTCGTGGATCGCCTCGCTGGCTTCTTTGGCTTGGGCGCCGTTCCGGCGTTCGGCGGTGTGGTGCCCGGCCAGATCGGGCATCCGGCGAGTCCGGGCGGGACGTTCGACGTTCTCCGGCGCGCCGATAGGCGGCTCTGCGCTTTCGGGCCTCACGGGGTTCGGGGGCTTGGCTGGTTTGAAAGACTTCTTTGGCTTCGGCTCCCAGTCCGTGCAGATTGCTCCGGGACATGCCATCGCGCGGAGCGGGATCACCGGCAACCTGGCGGCGCTCGCGACGTCCGATGCGGCCGCATTTGCCGGGGCTGGGCTGTTCCTTCACGGCCTCCAACGTGGCGGTAAGCTCGGCGTGGCAGAAACGACGGCGGGCGGCGCGCTCATCGGATTCAAGTTCGGAGGCCCAGTTGGGGCTCTTATCGGCGCGGCGGTCGGATTCGGTGCCGGCATAGTGCGTCTGTTCGTTAAGGGCGCCCGCGAGAAGGCGCGGGAGAAGATCAAGGCGACTTACGGTGTTGACATCCACGACAAGAACGTCCTTCAGCAGATCGTGGATATGGCCAAGCAGGGTTTCGGCGGGAACCTCGACATGGCGATCCGAAGCCAGCAGGTGCGCGACCTGATGGAGCTGTACGCGATGAGCACCGGCCAGAGCATCGGCGGCCTGCCGGCCAGGGTTCAGCCTGTCTCGCTAGCCCAGATCGGCGGCGGCATCTTCCAGCAGCCGGCCTTCCAGAACGGCAGCGCTGCTCTCGACCGGATTGCGACTGGCGTCCCGGCCGGCGCGGGCCCGCAGCCAGTCAGCGTGGATCTCGGCAACGTCACCTTGCAGCTCAGCATCAATGGCGAATCCGCCGCTGCCGCCCTGCGCGGCGAGGTGGTGCCGGCGGTCCTGGAGAATCCTCGGGTGGTGCAAGCGGCCACGATGGACGCGACACGATCAAGCGCCGGCCGGCGGGAGATGCTGGCGCTGCAACTCAGTCCCGGAACGCTCACCAGCTAAATGCCCGGATCGGTTCAGAACGCCGCCCCGGTGGTGGTGATGCCGGCCAGTCTGTCCACTGCGTTCGCGCAGGCGCGCGAGTACCCGGTGCACATCACCGAGTACCGGGGCGGCGAGTCGCAGCGCGGGCGGCTGGCGGACGCAAGCAGGAAACGCTGGCGTGTCGAAAAGAGACTTGCCCCGGCGGCCCTGGCCGCACTGCGCGACTTTTGCGACGCGCGGGGCGGCCCACAGGAGCCGTTCCTGTTCTACGACCCGTACGAGACGAACCCGCCGTTCTCGCACGACCCGGCCGGCGCGGCCAGCCAGGGCCGGTACACCGTGAGATTCGAGGGCGCCTGGTCCCAGGAGACGGGTATCTCCCGTTCGGATCTTCAAATCGAGCTTGTTGAACTGGCCTGATCGGCCACTGAAAGGAGCTTACTCCAGATGGCTCGGAACTATCCCGTCAACGGCAACGCAACCAACACGCAGTCCTCGACCCTGCCGCTGGTCACACTGCTCTCCACGGCCAACATCCGGCCGCGCATCTACGACCTGATGTTCGGGTCTGGGGCCGGCCCCGCCGACAACGCGGCGCGCTACCTGGTGCAGCGCTGCACGAGCACCGGCACGCCCGGCTCGTCGATTACCCCGCAGGCTCTCGACCCCGGCGAGCCGGTGGCGCTGGCGACCTCGGGCCTCGCGGCCTTCTCGGTCGGTCCCACCCTGACCGCCAATGCTTACCTGCTGCAGATCCCGGTGAACATGCGGGCCACGTTTCGATGGGCGCCGAAGGACGGTAAGGAGATCGTGCTGCCGGCTGCGGCGAGCAACGGTATCGCCTTCCTGCCGGTGCAGGTCAGCTCGGCCTGGGACCAGGCGTTCTCAATCCAGTTCGAGGAGTAGCCGAATGGCGGACGAGAAACTCGAGCGCATCGCGCACGGGGCGTTCATCGTGGACGGCCGGGAGGTCGCCCATACGCTCCAGTGCCCGCACTGCGGCGGCCACTTCGTGAGCCGCCGAGGGAGCGGAGCACGGTGGACGTTCTGCTTGCGATGCATGGCGGTGACCTGCGGCGATCCAGCGTGTGACCCGTGCATACCATTCGAGATCAAGCTCGAGGCGATGGAGGGGAGGCGGTCATGGCCCAGTCTGTAGAACAATGGACGCCGATAACGGCCACGCCGGCGCTTTGCGAAGTCCCCGTGGCAGCCTTGTCGGACCTCCCGGCTGCTGCCCTTGAGTTGGACAACGCGCAGCGCCCGGAGCGGGTGACCGCCGATCGCTGGACCGCGCCGGACGCCAACATTGTCTCTGCCGTCTTCGCAGAGTGAATGCCCAAGCTCACTGGAACGTCCGCAGAATTCACGTCGGGCCCCCATGAGCCAGCAGGTCGACGAACGCGGTACCTGATATCGTCGTCTCGAGACGGAGCCTCGCTCTTGCCGCAAGCTCAAGCGGACTCGTTTTTTCGACGAACCACGCGTGAGCGATTCGGTCCATTCCGGCACCGACGAGCGGTGCTGCGGTCCTCACGCTGGCTCGGAGTGCAACAGCGTCAGTTTTGCCCCAGTGGAGGACCATGTTGCGGTGGCGATATAGCCTCCGGAAACAGGCAGCAGCTTCAGCTTCAATATCGTGCAGCGTGCGCGTGGGGTCTGTTACGAGTTCCTGCATTCGTTCGAACGCGGCAGTATCCGAGCCGTTACGGAAGGCCGGATCTGCTCCGCTGTAAATTGCTTCGGCTAAGAGCTTCGCGCGGTCGCGGTTAGATGTGCAACTTTTCAGATGAGCCGCCAGTTCACCGCCAAGTTCTTCAACCCGGTATGATAGAGGCGTCAATTCCGCGCGGGGAAACGAACATGCCACGAGTGATGCCATCCGGTCACCAGCGCTTACACGCTCGCTGTCGCCTGGCCCGCTGAGAAGGGCCTCAATCGCGGCCCAACCTCCGGCAGCAGCCGCGCTTGGCGAACTCGATGCCAGGGGTGCCAAAAGCTCGATGGCGGCATCAACTATGCCGGTGACCCGTTCTGAGTAGATCTGATCCTGCAGATACAGTGCGCGAACCTCAACGCCTCGCCTTCGCGGTCCCAGATGAAAATGACGTTTCTGTCCCTCGATCCACGCCCTCGAAAGCGGCGTGAGTTGACTGTTCGTACCCACGGTGACACGGGCTGCGACTCTGTCGACGGTCTCCATCGCGGATTCGACGGCTGCCCAAAGGTCTCGGGCATTGACCCCGAGCCAGACGCCACCGTCCTGGCTGACGCCCTTGGCCTTAAACCCATTGTTACGAAGCCATTGGGAGACGCTGGGAGCGTCAACCCAGCTAGGCGGCATGCTGGACCGACTTTGGGGGATTCCTGCGAACACGATCAGAACCTTGTACGCCTGAGGCTTCTCACGAGCCAGCCCGTGCGCGGCTGCCACGAGCTTCGCGATCGGATCGTGGCCCTTTCTTCGAATGTTGTAGATCCACCAGCGTTGAAGAAACTGAGAGCTGAATCCGGCGTCCAGAAGGTGCGCCGCGATTGAGCGGGCGGCTCGTTCCGGGTCTGGGCGAGTCGTTGGGTCTCTTAGTGCGCGGGCCCATCGATCAAGGTAGTGACTCTCGATGTCCTCGGTGATCTTCGAAACCGTCAGCCAATCGAGCCCGCCGAAACTCAAGTCCTTTGTCAGACACTTTTGGATAAGCTTCTTCTGCTGCTTGTCGCCAGACCCGGGGTCAATGCCCACAAGCTTGACAGCTTGCGCAGCGAGGTACCCAAAAGCCTCTTCGTGGAGCACCCTTGCACGTACGGCCTCGCTGGCTTCCAAGAGTTCTTTGAGCGTGAGAACAAGTCCAGTGCACCAGAGGCCGCGCTGCCATGGAGTCGTAGGGCCGAAAAAGTCCAGAACCCGCGCCGCGATGTATCCGTCGTATCCCGGAAGGGCCGGAAGGGCGTTGACATTTGGCATTGGGGCGGTTATATTATAGACAGGACGAGAGTCCGAGAGCTATCCAAAGGGGGTTCCCAATAGGGCGTCCCCTATTTTAGAAAAAAGGGGCTGCTTCCCAGCAGCCCCCTTTTTTTCGTTCGGGGGCCCGGTCCACTAACTTCCATTCGCCGGCACTCCTTTGATTGTTGGGTTCGGCGATGCTCTCTGGACCAGCCTTCGACGGTCGCATCCAACCTGACCGATATTGAATACCAGCCGCAATGAGCGATTTCATCGGCAGGGTGCCGGTGACGGCAATCGCTGTCTCCGGCGTCTTCCCAATCGTATCCGACTTTCCGCACGGTCGGGCCCAGCCGCCCCACGTGGTTGTGCACCGGTTTGGGAGCGCCAACGCCAAGATCGAACAGCGCTTTCTGCTCGGCACGGGCGCCAAGCGGTTCACCGTGCGCCGATCCCGGATGCGCGAGTCCGAGCGCATCGCGCTGCGGGACTTCTGGGAGAGTCAGTACGGACCCTACGGCGCCTTCTACTACGATGCGCCGAATGAAGATGGCAACGGCACGACCCGCTACGCCTGTCGCTTCGAAAACGAGCCGCTCTCCTGGGAGATGGTCTCGGACTTCGTGTGCTCGGTGGGCGTGACGCTCGTCGAGATCTCCACTTCATCGCCAAGCTACACCCTGAACGCCGCCGTCTCCCGGTTCCCCTCTTCCGAGTTGTCGGCGGCCCTTCTCTCGCAGGTCCAGCAGCTCATCCCGCTGGTCAAGATCCAGTCCCTGGAAACCGGCTACCCAGCCATTCACGTCTCTGACCGGCGCTGCACCATCGGCGGCCAGCTCTACCAGGCCCGCCTCGTCGACTTCGACGGCATCTCCCAGTCCCTCGGGAACGAGGCCGACGAGGCTCAGTTCGTCTTCGGCAACGCCGACCGGGTCATGCGCGACCTGGCCAACGACGTGGACCTGTTCCGGGCCTCCATCGAGTTCAGCCTGTTCCACGTCGGCACCGGCATCAAGCTGGATCTCTGGAAGGGAGACATCGTCGATTGGTCCTTCGACTCGGGGCCGGAGTTCCGCGTCCGTGCGGCCGATGGCATCTACGAGCTGAACCTGCCCTATCCCACCCGCCGCATCTCGCGCACCTGCTGGAAGCAGTTCGACGACGGCCTCGGGTGCCCGTACTCGCAGCAGGGCGGCCTCGACGTGGCGCACTTCCCCGGCGCCAGCCCGTTCTCCTGCGACAAGGGCTACGAGACGCCGAACGGGTGCTTGGCGCACGGCATGAAGCGCTACTTCGGCGGCATCCTGGCCGAGCCGCAGGGCGTGCGGATCAAGGACAACTCGACCGGCACGTGGGGCTTCGGCCGCTCCTCGATCACCAGCGTCTCGCTTGTGGCCGACTCGATCTACGACGAGGTGCTGCCGGAGATCTACACCGACTCCGATATGCCGGTGAACTGCAAGATCGCGGCGGGCCGCGACGAATCGGATTTCTACGAGGCCCTGGGGATCGTTGGCGAGGGGCCGCTCGGCGCTTACGGCAGCGGTCACAAGCTGGACGGGCAGTTCCATCACGGCTATCCGGGGACCCTCGGGCTTCGCGAGGTCCTGGGAACCGATCCGGCGGGCGCGCAGGACTGGATGTCGCTCGATGAGTCGGGCGACCAGACCGGCGGCGATTGGCGCAAGGTCTTCTCCGGCAACTCCACCTACAAGGACAACTTCGCCGCCGGTACGGCGTTCCTGGTGATCCGCCGCTCCGACGCCAAGGGCCTGCAACTGTCCCGCCCCGGCGAGCACCAGATGCAGGCCATCGTGAACCAGGGGCTGAGCGGGTGGGTCTGGTCCGCGCCGGGCTCCCGCTCCCAGCAAGTCCTCACCAACCCAATCTGGATCGTGGTGCACATGCTGCTCCGGGCGCGCGGCCTGCGATTCGCCGACGCGGCGACGGCCGAGCAGTACTTCGATGTGAACGCGGCCATCGCGGCCGCGTCGACCTGCGACCAGCAGGTCTCGAAGTTGGTAGGCAGCGGCTCCGAGACGCAGTTCAAGTTTCGGGGCAGCCTCCAGGAAGAAAAGCCCCTTCGGGACTGGATTCAGGAAGTCTTGATGAACTGCCTGGGCTTCTACACCTTCGCCTTCGGCAAGCTTAAGATCGGCGTCCGAGTGAACTCTTCGGTGGTCGAGGCGTTCACTGTCCGGAACATCCTGTTCGAGAGTTTGCAACTGGCCCCGCTGCGCCCCGGCTTCAATCACCTGACCGCGAACTTCGCCGACGAGGAGTTCGAGTTCGTCAACAACTCGATTACCCTATACGACATCGACCACGCCAAACTCGTCGGCGGCGCCGCCTCGCCCCTGTTCCTCAAGTCGAACCTGAACCTGTCGGGGTCGTCCAGCAAGTCCCAGGCCGCACGTGTCATCACGGCGCGGCTCCGGGAGGAGCTAGGCGGCATCACGCCCGCCGAATGGAAAGCCGCGCGGCAGATCAGCTTCCGGACCACGGTCCTGGCGCTCAACACCGAGCCGGGCATGGTCTGCTCGATGACCCACTCGGACATGCCTGGCGGCCACGGCGAGTTCCGCGTCACCTCCTGGCGCCTGAACAAGGACTTCTCGATCGACATCCAGGGCCGCACCACCACGGACTCGATGTACGACCTGGTCGTCGGCCCTAAGCCTGCCGACGTGCCGGCGTCGCCCGTGCCGATCGATCCCCTGGGCGACAGCGCTGCGCCGCCTGAACCCAGCTTCGGCATCAGCAGCCGGGGTCTCGGCGATCTCATCATCTCGGCCATTGGCTTCCCGAGGCTGAACAACACTAGGTCGATCTTCGCCGGGACGTGGAAGATTCTCTATTACGACGAAACGGCGGCGCAGGCTGGCAGGCTGGCATCGGATGCGGCCCCTGCCGCCACGGTCTTGGTGGTAGAGAACGCTTCGGCCTTCACGATCGGGAAGGTGTACGCCATTGATCGGGAGGCCGTCAAGGTGACGGCCCGCGACACGGCGGCCAACACGATTACGGTGGAGCGCGCTCAGTTCGGATCAACCGCCGAGCCGCACCCTGGCCCGAAGGCGATCAGCGGCGCCACGAATGCCACGCCGATTCAAATTACGGCGATCAACCACCTTCGACCAATCAACGGTGGCGACGTGGTTGAGATTTCAGGCGTGGGTGGCAATGACGGCGCGAACGGCAACTGGGATGCGCTGGTCGCTAACGCCGCCGACGTAGACACGCTGTACCTGATCGGCGCGAGCGGCACCGGGGCCTATACGGGCGGCGGCACGATCGCCGGTTCGCGGTTCTTCGAGGTGAAAGAGATCGTCGTCACGTCCACCTTTGAGCCTGGCTTCTTTGGGACCGCCGCTGCGGGCAACTGGCAGCAATCTGTGGATCTCCCCAACGCGCGGATTGTGGCCGTGGAGGCGTACCTGACGAATGCCTTCGGCGACTCGCCCACGCGGCTTCAATGCTATATCGCAGGCACGATCATCCGGACGTTGCTGGGCGGCCAGATCGACCTGGAGGTCGAGGGAACGCTCGCCATTCAGAGCGACGCGGTGCCCGCGTTTTCGATGCCGTACGCCGCCGCCGTCTGGTATCTGTTCGCCACGGTCCAGGAAGCCCCCACCGGCGGGCCGATCCGGATCACCGTCAAACGCAATGGCGTAACGTGGGGCAAGTTGACCATCCTGGACGGGCAAACATCGGCCGCCGGCGCCCCAAGCGGACGGGCGTTGGGGCCGCTGTCTCGGGATGACAAGATCACGGTGGACATCACGGCTGTCGGCACCACGAACCCCGGCAGGCGCCTGGTCGTATCCATTCGCCTCTGAGGCTATGAGGAGTCCCAGTCGCCGCTGGCGGATATTCGAGTGCTGGTTCGGTTTCCCGGTAGGGCGTTTCTCAAACAGAATCCGCCGGGCAGCGCTCGTCCCCTAGGGGTCGCGTTTGTCGGCCCCGCTCTTCCCCCCGGGGGGAGCTGTTAACGACTGCGCGGCCCAGCGGGAGGGCGGCAGCGTGAGCTTTCCGCGAAAGCAAGTCGGTTCATACCCGCCGTCCCCTCCAGCCGCTCCGTTAGGCACGACGCCTTACCTGAGCGTATGACCACACAGGGGGCAGTGCGTGTGTCTCGATGCACAGTCTTTGCAGACGACATGATCCTTTGAGCAGATCTTCCCGCCGTTTACTTCCTTCGTCTTCCCGCAGTTGCTGCAGACGCGTTGTGCCATGTGGTCTCCTCGTTTGAGATTTTCAGCTCACCGACAGGATCGTACTTCCTTGGGTACTCCGCATCCGGGCAGTCGGTGTCAGCTCCTTCATCGGCCCCTAGATCCTAGCCGCCGTCACTGGGCCCTCAGTTTCCCCCCTTGTGGAGTGAGGACCGCTCCGGTTCATGGAAACCGCTATTCTATTCTTCTCATAACCCACCACCACTCCAAACCGGAACCACGTAAAACTATTGTGTTTCGGTCAGTGACCTCGATTTGAACATCTATCCAATTTGGATTCCTGAAACCCTCATCTGCGCACAGCACCTTGCCGGCACCTAATAACTGCCCAGGTCGCACCGTGGCCCTCAAAGAGACTTGGCCCGCAGGAATATACTTGTTCCCCATGGTCCTAGTAGCCACTATCCTCTCACCTTGATGGTCTACCCTAACCTCGCCAGCAGGACTAATATCGGGATGCGTTCTTTGCATCACTCTCCAGGTCCCATTGAAATTCAAGCTTTGAGATACACCCTGGTCTTCGAGAGCTGTCGGAGGTGCGGCAGCCGTACCGCTCTGTTGGGTTTTGTCTGGACCAACCACGATGCGACCCCTTCCCCGCTCCTTAGATCCCCAAACACCGCGCTCGACCTCGGCCCAGGTAAGGAGCACCGTCTCATAAGTTCCAGGGAGCAATCCGCCACCCGAAGTCTGCCCAGAATTTCGGCTAGCCAGGTAGTTACCCCTTACTAAGCCGATCCCGTTACCGAGCCTGATGTGCTCAGTCTCAGTAGCTCCAAGAAAGTCTCCGTCCCTGTAATAGTGGATGTTGACGTGTTCTGGGTTGCCGCCCTCGTCCTCGTAATGGAAGAGAACTCCCAGATGCGGAACGTCGGGTTGGCACGTGGCACGATCATTGGCGAACTCACCCTCACAGAAAGTGACCTTGGTCACCTTCATCAGATCATGTCTCGCGTGGGGCGGACGCGGTGGAGGGACAAACACAGGCGCCGGACGCTTGGCCGGAATAAGGGCTACGAGCAAAAGAACAGCTGCCGCTGCCCAGAGCAAGCGGTCCAGGGCCCTTTGTTGCCGCTGATGCTCGGCGCGACGCCGTTCCGCTTCGGCTCGCTCAGCACAGAGCCGCTCCGCTTCAGCCTGCTCCCGTTGTTGCCGCTCGTGCTCGGCGCGACGCCGTTCCGCTTCGGCTCGCTCAGCACGGAGCCGCTCCGCTTCAGCCTGCTCCCGTTCTTGCCGCTCGCGCTCGGCGCGACGCCATTCGGCTTCAGCTCGTTCTCTTCGTTGCCGCTCGTACTCAGTCCGCCGCCGTTCCGCTTCGGCCTGCTGCTCTCTTGCGTGACGCGTCTCTTCTTCAGACGACGGGGCTCTGGCTGGTCGTCGCCTATCGTACTCAACCCGTTTTGTTGGATCGGACAGAACTTGATAAGCGGCGTTAATTCTCTTGAACTCCTCTTCTGCTCGCGCTTTGAGACTGGAATTGCCAAACTTATCAGGGTGGTAGGCGGTAGCCAAGAGCCGAAAGCGTGCCTTGATTTCGTCCAGCGGCGCATTCGGAGGGACCCCCAGAATCTGATAATAGTCTTCCATGCTAATCTTCTTACGCCTTTATACGGTTATCTAAGCTACGAGCCGACAACAAGGATTGAAGAGGTCTGCTTCGTAGAGATCCTGCTTGGCACTGGTTTTTTGTGACTGTCGCACGTCATTGCCCCTGCGAACGGGCGGATCGGGGCTCACAAGGCTGCTGGTTGGAGGAACCCGAGTAGCTTGGCGGCTGGTTGGCCTTGAGCCATTCCTGGAGGGGCCTCGGCAGAATTGCCTTCGTCCAATTAGTCGCCGCTAAGCTCCCCCTCAGCACGTCCAAGTTCACCCCGTAGCTCGGGTCGAACGTCGCACCCGGAGAGTCATTGGACAATTCACCTTCGAAGAAAGCGACCCCAGGATAATCGGAACGAAGTTGCTTCGATCGCACAGGAAACGGTGGAGTGGCAGACTCCGGGCCGGCACCAAAAAACCCGACTCCGCTGAAGTCCGCACCTTGGAGATCAGCTTTAACGAAAGTCGTGTGCTTCACCCACAGCGCGGGTGTGTCAAAGCGAGCACGATGGATCACTGCCTTCGTGGAAACGAACGCGAAGATGGGCTGCCCTGAGAAGACAGCCCCTCGCAGATCCGCGCAGTTGAAGTTCGGACCGCTAACCTCGATAATGGGGACGGGTTGGCCAGAAAGCTTTTGGAACCGGCGCGTGACGTAGGTCTCCTCCGTCCGGTCGAGACGATCGATCGTGCTGTGGGTGAGGCGGGCCTGCCGCAGGTCGGCCGCAACAAAGCGGCTGCCTTCCAGGTCGGCACCGTCGAACGAAGCGCCCTGTAAACCCGCATTAGAGAAGTCAGCGAGGTACAGGTCGGCGTTGTTGAACCTGACGCCATTGAGAGAGACACCTCCGAACTTGCACCCGACACAGTAGATGCCGCTGAGGTCGGTGATGCGCACGCCCAACCGCACCATAGCGGCGATTGCTGCGGCGACGCTCTGGGCGCGCGCCACGATGTCCGCAGGGCGATTCTGCAGAGCGTCCCTATTCAGCAAGTTCCCCTGCGCGACCAGTGCCCGGCTCACTTTGGCGAGCGAGCCGAGAGAGGCCTCCAGCACACCAGGGGCGAAGCTCCCAGGCTCCACGCTCGTGAGCATCGCCACCACAGCGCTCCCCACCATTGGCTCCGGTTCAAGAGCGAGAAGGTTGGTTAGTGACGTGAGTACCTGTTCGTGATGCCGCGCGCCTTCCCGTGTTAGGAAGGAGCGGAGGGACACGACGGCGCTGAGGCGCTTCGTGGGAGCCGGATCCCCGAGGCGCTCAAGCGTCTTGTCCAGCCGCTCCTCAACCCGCGTTTGCCGGTCACGGTCCTGGCTCTCCTGCCACTGGTGGGCCGAAACCAACATCGCCACGATTGCCACGACGGCGCCTACGACTGCGCTGACTCCGGCCAGGGCCTTAAACGCATCGATACCTCGGCCCCAGCGGCTCAACTGGAGCTCAAGCACGCGCACTTCTGCATTGAGCTTCATGATCTCGGCTCTTGTCTTCTCCGGGATCGGGGCCGTAGCACCCGCGTGCTCCGCACCGCTCCCCTCCGTCGCCGGAGGACCCAGCGCCGGATTAGGGCCTGCTAACTCAATAGCCGGAGCGCTGCCCTCTGTCCCCGCCGTCCGAGTCTGGATCATACAGCAATTTGCCCTTGTGGCACTGATGCCCTATCGGTTGGGGGGATCCGGTCTTGCGTCACCACAACGTACCACCGAAGGGCTCCCTCGAACCTTCTCGGTCCGCTCTCCTAACCTGACTCGCCAGTTGAACCCAGGACTTCGACATTGGGTACCCGATCGCAAACGAGTCTATACCCTATGCCGTCGAAAGTATACCAGTAACAAACCCAGCGCAGCGTGGGTCTTTCGTCGCCATGGCCATAGAGGTCATCAAAAAACTCCAGCCACACCGGACGATGCACCTTCGCGGCTTTGACGGTCGCGGGGCGGCTGCCGCGCTCCACGGGGCCAGTGACGACGGTCTCACCGTGTCTGGGTACTTCGTGACGCCGAGCGACTTCTGCGTCCTGATGCTCTGGGACCGGGACAACAAGTACGAGCACTACTACTTCAAGTACCTGCCGGACGACGACTTCACGAATATGGTGCTGGAGTTCGACCTCGAAGTCACGAACCTCCAGCCCATCGACGACCCGCGCTTCGAGTGGATTCCCTGGCGCAGCCTCAGCTACATCAAGAGCGACGGCACGAGCGGGACGATCCCCCTGTGGGATCACGCCGCCAAGCAGGGCGGGACGTTCGGAGTCGCGTCACGGACCTTCACGCTGAACGGCACGCCGGTCGCGTTCGACCGCGTAACCCTGTGGTACGGCAACCTGGCCTTCGACAAGATCGTCTCGAACCCGCCGGAGACGGCCTCCCAGGTGGTGGATGAGATCCGGGACCAGATCAACGACACCAACTGGCCGGCGGTCGGGATGCCCTACGCGCTGATGGCCAGCAGCTCCGGCGTTGACCTGACAATCAAGGCCGCCCGGTATGGGAAGGTGGACACCAGCGGGAGCACCGTCACCTGGCGCTCCGGGGACAAGTTCACGGGCATGGCCGCCGGCGCTGTCATTCGCATCAACGGGGTCAACTACACGGTATCGACCGTGGACAGCCAGATCCAGGTCACGCTGACGAGCAGCGCCGGCACTCAAACGGACGTGAAGTACCTGGCCGAGCGCGGCGGCGCGGGCGCGAACCACATCGAAATTTACGAGCTGCACAAGAACACGAACCTGTACTTCACACCGGCGACATCGGCGAAACTGACGGGCGGCGACTCCGCAACCAAATGGCGCATCAAGGTAGACTTCAGCAACCTGGGCCTCGCCAGCCTCGGGCAGCTTTGGCTGACCTTCGCCCCCAGGCTCGCGGACGGCGCGGCATACACCGCCGAAGAATGGTCCGCTGTGTTCAGCAGTTGGACCGTAACGGACCCGAGCAGCAAGCGGAACCTGAAGATCGCCCACCCGGTGAAGAGCGTCCGCGTCGGCAGCCGGGATTCGTGGTCTTCCTACACCGGCTCCGGCTGGCAGCTCCAGGACGGGATCTACTACTGGCGCGGGTTCCTGAAGCGCTCCAAGACTGCAGGCGACAAAGTCACGGTCGAGTACCACTGTCAGTACACCCACGATCTCTACGCGGGGATCGCTCTATATAAGGATAGGGGCATCGCCGGCATCAGGCTCGACGGGGACGCCGAGACCGACCTGAACACCTACCTGAATGCCGAGCCGGAGGTGGTGACGCGGCGCAAGGTCCGCAGCAACGTCGGCACCGGCGCCCACACCGTGGAGCTCGGGGTCAAGGGCGCAAAGAACGCCGGCTCCAGCGACTACTGGGTGTACTTCGACTTCCTGGAGGCTGCGGTCCCCGACGACGTGCAGGACCCGGCCCAGACCTACTCCAACCGCTTCATCTCGACCGACTACGACACGGACAACGGCTACCAGCTCTCCCCGCAGAGGCTGGTTTGGGGCATCGAGCGGCTTGGGATCGTGGGACGCATCGACCACTACGCCGGCGTCTTCTTCTGGAACAAGCGGGTGCGCCGGGGCGGGAAGTTTCACTCGGTGAAGGTGACGTTCGGCGGCACTTGGGCTTCCGGCGACGAGGCCTTCATCACCATCGGCGGGATCACGATGGGCAAGAGCGTCTTCCCGGCGGATACCACCTCAACCATCGCCGCCCACTTCAAATACTTCATCAACCAGTTGTTCATCGGCGTCTGGGCGTCCGCTTCCGGGGCTGAGCTAACCATCACCAGCCGGGACCCGCTGTACGACTTCACGTTCTCGTACTCGGAGAACTCGACCAACGGGACGATGACCGACGACGGCGGGGACCTGAAGCACGGGACGGAAGGGATCTGGGTCATCGACAAGGATGCCGCGCCGGTGATCAACGTCGCGACGAAGAAGTGGCACGAGGAGTACTTCGCCGAGCTGGACGCGAAGGGGTACGAGTGTGTCACCGCGGTCTCGATGGAGCTTCTGAACCCGCCCGACGACCCGGGTGCCTCCCAAGATTGGGCGGCCATGTTTGACGACGGCACCCAGGTGAAGACGGCGACCGGCTTCGGAACCGAGGGCAAGGGTAAGGTCGAAGCGATCAGCGGGACGCCGAGCCGGGTAACCATGACGGGGCACGGCTACGACACGGGCGACTCGGTGACCATCGCCGGCAGCACGTGGACCATCACGCGGTTCGACGCGAATAAGTTTGACCTGATGACGCTCACTGCCGGGCCAGGCACCGCGCCGTCCGTGGGTGACATAGTAGTGCGGAACCTGAAGACCACGCACTGCGCATTCAACCCCGTGGTCCGCGATTATCTGAAGGTCGCCTACAAGGAGATGGCCGACCTAATAAGCGCGGCCACGCTGTCGATCTGGTTACAGCACGGCGAGAACGTGTGGTGGTTCTCCGCCGGCGGCTCGCCGGCGTCGATGGCGTACTACGACGCCAAGACGAAGGCCGACGCGAACACGGCTTTGAGCCGGGCGCTTTATGTGTTCACCGGGCCGAACGATGACCCGAGCGTCAACTCTTACGCGGACGCCAATTTCCTGCGGCACAGGCTGCGGGACTTTTGTTCCGACATCAGAACACACGTCAAGAACACCTACGCTAGCGCGAAGCTCGAGGTGCTGTGGCCCTTCGATGTGAACGAGCCAGGTGTCGAGCGCCTCAAGGGGATGTGACTGACTGGCTGGCAGGGGGCCACAGCAAAGACGAGCTGGTGCAGGTCGTTAAAGCGGCGCCAGTCTTGGACGCAGCCCGCCTGTCCGCGCTCCGGGCGGTCTGGTTTCCCGAGCAGACCGACCACCAGAAGAAGACGGGGCCTCTGCCGCAATTCTTCAGCCCCGAGCCAGATCCTTTCCGGCGCCGGTGGAGTTGACAGCTTCCTCAGGCCGCAGCCAGGCCTACAGACCCCATGGCGCGCCTTGAACGACCTCACCTGCGGCCTGCACAACGGGGAGCTATGTCTGGTGGCCGCGCGGCCATCCATGGGGAAGACATGGATCGCTTTGCAGATCGCCTATCACGCAGCAAAGAGCGGCGTCGGCTGCGTGGCCTTGTTCTCCCTGGAGATGAGCAAGGAATCGCTGCTGCGCCGGCTCATCGCCCAGGAGGCCCGCGTGGACGGCCAGCGGCTGCGGCGGGGCGAGCTGGACAAAGAGGAGCGGCGCCGGATCGCGGCAGTCCTTGGCGGGATCGCCAAGGCTCCCCTGTACATCAGCGACAACACCCAGGCGACCGTCCGGGGCGTCTGCGCCGCGCTGCGCGGGCTGGCCTCACAGCAGAGCCTGGTGCTCGTGGTGATCGATTACTTGGGGCTGATGACGGGTCGCGGCAGAGACCGGAACGCCGAGGTCTCGGGCATCTCCCGCGAGCTGAAGCTGGCGGCCAAGGAATTCAACGTGCCGTTCCTGGTGCTCTCGCAACTGAGCCGCGCGCCAGAGATACGCGCGTGCGGCGACAACAGGCGGCCGGTCCTAAGCGACCTGCGCGACTCGGGCACGCTGGAGCAGGACTGATCTCGGCGGCGCCGCACACCAAGGAGACCGAGCGCATGTTCAACGCCGCGGTCTTCGCCAGGCTGAAGCCCTCGGCCTACTTTCTCAACATGTCCCGCGGCGGCCTGGTCGACCAGCCGGCCCTGAGCCGGGCGCTGATCGAACGCCGCATCGCCGGCGCCGGTTTGGACGTCACCACCCCCGAGCCTTTGCCGCCGGGCGATCCCTTGTGGGACGCCCCCAACCTCATCATTACCGGCCACAGTTCGGGCGGCGCACCCATCCGCCAGGTTCGCCTCATCGGCCTGGTCACCGAGAACGTGCGCCGGTACACGAACGGACTGCCGCTGCTCAACGTTTGCGACAAGCAGAGGCGCTACTAACAGGAGTAACCTGTGCTGAATCGAAGACAATTCCTGGCCGGCATCGGGGCCACCGCCGGCTCGCTGCCCCTCCGGGCCGCGTTCCAGTACCACGTCGGCATCACCACCAACACCCG